CGACACAGCTGCGCCGACCGCCACCTACAGCAATCAGGCTGTGCCCGTGGTGTTCAAGAACGGCAACACCACGAACTTCGAGCTGCTGAGCTACGCAGGCTGCCTGCAGTCGCTCGAGCTGGACATGGGCAACGAGGTGATCTACCGCGAACTGGTCGGCTGCACCAAAGAGGTGCTGATCGTCAACCGTGGCATCACGGGCACGGTCACCGTCGAGGCACCGACCATTGCCGAAAAGGACTACTTCACCGCAGCCCTGTCAGACACAACGCTTGGCAACTTGACCTTCAAGCATGGCCAGACCGCTGGCAACATCGTCACCTGCACCAGCGCAACGATTGACATCGGTGACCCCAGCTACGAAGATCAGGACGGGATCCACATGCTCAGCGTTCCGGTGACAGCAGTCCCTGGCAGCTCTGGCAATGATGAGGTTCTGCTGGTCTTTGCCTGATCGCTTGCATGGCTTTTGTCCTTAAGCAGTCCACGTCCTACAAGTGGCCTGTCAGTTTCAAGCTGCCAGTCGATGGCGGCAAGTACGAGAAGCAGACGTTCGAGGCCGAGTTCAAGCGGTTGCCGCAGGCTCGGCTGAACGAGATTCAGGACGCAGTTCAGGAGCGCACCAGGGCGGCCAAGGCAGGCGAACCGATCGACGGCATGATCAACGATCAAGCCGTGGCGGATGAGATCCTGATCGGCTGGTCCAACGTGCTGGACGAGGACGGCGATGAGATCCCGTTCACGACTGCCAACAAGCAGCAGCTGCTTGAGGTGTCGGCCTTGGCATCGTCGATCATCGTTGCCTACTTCGAAAGCGTTACCGGGAACAAACTAAAAAACTGAGAGGCGCCGCCCGGCATTGGGCGAAGGGCGGCGTGATCGATCAAACCGAAGACGATGCTGCGGCATTCGGGCTCACCATCGACAGGGCGCCTGATGCGGACTTGTTTGAAGTGGAGCCCGAGGCATGGCCTGCTGTTCAGTCATTCTTGCGCGTTCAGACGCAATGGCGCGCAGGGCCGAGCGGATTGGTAGGACTTGACTATCAGGCCCTGGCCTGGACGTTTACACTATGGAGTGTGCAGGATCCTGCCGCCATGCTGGCCGACATCCAGGTGATCGAATCCGAGGTGCTGCTGGCCGCTCATGAGAAGGAGGGCTGAGCATGGCGCTGGACATGACCGCCGCGGTCCGCATCCAGGCAACGGTTGATGGCACCGCTCAGGTTGACGGACTGCAGCGCAGCCTTGACAAGGTAGACAAGCAGGCCAGCGGTCTACAGGGCACCTTCGGGCGGCTGCGCAACCTGGCCGGCGGTCTGGGTGGGACTTTGGGTGCGCTTGTTCCAGCAGCTGGCATCGCTGGATTGACGGCACTTGCCAAGGGTTCAATTGATGCAGCGGACAACCTGAACGATCTCAGGCAGCGGACGGGCGTCAGCGTTGAGAACCTGAGCAAGTTTGGCGCTGCGGCAGAAGATGCAGGCAGCAGCATCGACGAAGTGGCCAAGTCAATGGGCAGGCTGTCGAAGGGCATCGTTGACCCAGCCAGCAAGACCAACGAAGCTCTGAAATCGATCGGCATCAACTCACGCGACGCGGCCGGCAACGTTCGCGGCGTCGATGCGATCATGCTCGATCTGGCCGACAAGTTCGCCAAGATGCCCGATGGCGCGCAGAAGACAGCGTTAGCCATGGAGCTGTTCGGCAAGTCGGGCATGAATCTGATTCCGATGTTGAATGGCGGTCGCGAAGCACTGAGCCAGTATCAGGCAACGATCTCCGGCGACATGGCATCAGCGGCGGATCAGTTCAACGATTCGCTGAACGCCATCGCACGAACCCTGGCAGGTCCGTTCAATCAAGCTGTGACGGCGCTGTTGCCAACGCTGACGCAGATCGCGCAGGGACTTGCCGCTGCCATCCAGTGGTTCTCGACCTTGCCGCAGCCGATCCAGAATGCGGCACTGGTGATCGGCGCTCTGGGTGCCGCTTTCGCTGCATTGGCCCCGGCGATCTCGCTGGGGATTAGCTTGTTTGGCGCGATTGCCCCGGCGCTGGCCGCCATCGGCCCGGCGGTTTCTGCTTTGCTGCCCATCCTGGCAGGCGTCTTCAGCGGCCCGGTCGGATGGGTGGCGCTACTGGTTGCGGCAGGTGCCGCCGTCTATGTCTTCCGCGATCAGATCGTTGCAGCGTTTCAAGCAGTCGGCAAAATCATCAGCGACGTGGCAGCCGGATTCAAGGCAGTCTTCATTGATCCGGTCGCTGCCGGCTTAAGGGCACTGGTCGAGTTCATCAACAACACCTTCGTCAGGCCAATCCAGGACAGCTTCACCAAGCTGGTCGAGGGCGTCGGTCGGATCTTTGGCGCCATCAAAGACGCGATCACAGCGCCGTTCAAGGCTGCCTTTGATACGGTGCGCGGCATTGTCAATCAGATCTTACGCGCCATTGGCCAGGCAGTCGGCAGCGTGGTTCAGTCAATCAACAACGTTATTAGCGGGGCCAATGGAGCCCTGGCTAACCTGGGCTTGCCACAGATCCCATACCTGCCCATGCCGCAGATCCCGCAGTTCGCTGAGGGCGGCGTGGTCAATGGCCCGACGCTGGCCATGGTTGGCGAAGGTGGCGAGCCTGAATACATCGTCCCGCAAAGCAAGGCCACGCGGTTTGCCAACAACTGGCTGGCAGGCATGAGAGGCGGCGCGGCGATCCCGCGGTTTGCCGAGGGCGGCGTGGTCATGCCTAGCACCGCTCAGGTCAGCATCCAGACCGGCCCTGTCACGCAGATGAACGGGACCGACTTCGTCACCAAGGCCGACATGAGCCAAGCAGTTCAGGCAGGCGTGCAGCAGACCCTGTCCCCGATTCGCAACGACATCAACGTTCGCAATCGACTGAGGCTGGCGTGATGGCTGACTATGACATCATGACCTTCCTCGAATACTACGCAGACCGCAGCAGCGTGATCGATCCGATCACGTCAAAACGTGCGCCATCTGGTCAATGGCAAAACTTCTATCCCATCTCGCAACAGCTTTCGGTCGATGTTGACGCTAGTGACTTCTATAGCTACTTAGCATTTGATGCTGATGGTTTTGGCTCGACAGAAGCCGCATCGATCAATGATCTAAGCATCAACCTGGCAGCTACTGGTCAGATCGTGGACATCACCGACGCAGCGATGGGCAGCGACAACCTCATCATTGCATCGCTTTACATTCAAGACGCAGGTCAAGATGCCTTTGATGCAGGCTCTGCGCAACTGATCAACCGATACATCGGCAGCATTGAAGACGCAACTCTCAGCGACCAACAGGCAACCTGGACGGTCAATCCTGCCATCAACAAACTAAGGTCACAAGTGCCAAGCCGCAAGATCAGCACCGCCATGTTGGGCAGGTTCTACGGACGATGACAGAGCACGTTTGCGGCATCAATCTTCAGGTCACCTGCGCCGATGGCAGCACGCATCAGGACGTGACCCTGAAGGTTGTCGATGGTGTTGTGATCTACGAATCCAAAGGCGGCGACATCTTGAACGTCACATCGACGCAGTCGGCTGTCTATGCCTGCACTGCCAGCCAGCTTGCTGCTGTGTTGCTGCAATACCGAGGGCAAGAATCATGAGCGGATTCACGGCAAAGGAGCAGTTCAGCTCAAGTGTTGGCCAGCAGGGGCTGCGCATGGATGAAGATCCAGCCAACAACAAAGCACCACTGGGCGATCTCAACAAAAGCCAGCGCGTCGGCAACGCCGGCGAGACCGTGCCGATCGTCTTCACAAAGCGCGTCGCCAGCGCTTTTGGTCCTGACGTTGGCGGCGTATGGGTGCAGCCTCCCATGGTCAAGACTGCCTCTAATCAGTTTGTCGGCAGCTTCCTGTATGCGATCAGCCAGGGTGAGATCGTTAGCACCCCCGAGAAATACTTGGCATGGGTGGGGCTGCGGAACCTGCAATACATCGAAGATCAGACCATTACCCTGACGCATTACTACAGCAGCGCTGCAGCAATGGCCGCGGCTCCGAATGCTTGCCCCCTCACGGGCGGAGAAATCTACTGCGGCATCGATTCGACATCTTATCTGGCAGAGCTGCAGAAGGCAGAGGTTGGCGCTGTTTACACTCATCGGCTTGATTACGCATCACGGTATTACAACAGTCTGACAATTACGCGAGGCACTGGCGACACAACCAACAGTGTCATGTTTGTGGCGCAGACTGACTTCGCAATTTATGATAACGCTACAGGCGCCGATCTGACTGCCGCCTATTGGGCAGCGCTCAGCATCACGCCATCGCCTACGTCTTATTTTGTTTTCAATGCCGACATTGTTGGCGGCGTACTGGTCGGCGGCAAGGCAGTCGGCTACATCGGTGGGCTGCCGGTGTTGCCACTGACGGCGCCAAATGCGTTCTATTTCACGATTGGCGCCACAGGCGATGGCTCGGTGACTGAGGTCTACACGATGACCATCGTCGACAATCAAGTCAACATCGCAAATCCCCCAAGCTCAGGCACCCTGGATGGAGTGCAGCGGGAGTTTCATTACAGCAACGTAACTAATCCCAGCACCCCACCGAGCACAGAAGACTACACGGCATTTGCAGACATCACGTTCCTGCAGGTTGATGGCAACATCTACGATCCGCCAGATGCGGGATCGTATCCAACCACAACGCAGCAGCTCTACATTTTCTACGAAGAGGGCGTCGAGGTTGACCTTTACAGCGGCGGATTGGTTGGCGGCTCCTACGCGAAAGGCGCCAGCAACCACTTCGTCGACCTGGCGATGCACCTGTTCACGATCTACAAACGAGCGGAGGGCGCCGCAACGCCAGAGCTGGCCGCACCTATCTATGTTGATAATCTGCCAGACATTGCATCGTTCTGCGAAAACTATGAGTTTTATTTCAACGGCATCATTGCTCAGTCAGTGAACATCATTGACTACATCGCCAGCATTGCTCCATT